ATTTTGTACCATCAGCAGATACGTCACGACCATCTACAGTGCCTGTTACAGTCATGTTGCCTGTCAGAGCAATGCCGTCCGTTGAAACTGTGCCTGTTACGTCTACGCCTGTGGAGGTGGTGGCGAGTTTAAAACTGCCATTATGCGCTAGTTTTGAGTCGTTACCTATATTAAAAACTGCCATAGACTGACTATTAGCATTGTCCCAGATTCGTACACCAGTTCCGTTAGTTTGTAGGGATAGTTCACCAGTGCCTAAATCACCAATAACACTATTACTACCATCATGATAAATCTGTAAATCATCAGACGCACCGAACTTGGCTTTGACGTTATCGCCATGAGCAATATCACCTGTCATTGTACCGCCAGCTTTAGGTAAAGCATTATCAGCAGTAGTACCTTGAGCAGACGTAGCATAATCTGTAGAAGCTGTAGTAGCTGCTGTTCCTAAACCTAAATTAGTTCGTGCAGTTGCAGCGTTATTTAAGTCAGAAAGATTATTAGTGGCTAATAATGCACCAGACAAAGTAGCGTAAGCGTCTAGCCAAGAAGAGCCAGAGTAAACCTTCATGGTGTTTGTAGTAGAGTTAAAATACAAAGCACCAGTTAATAAAGCATCACCATCGTTGTCTACTGTTGGTTCAGAAGACTTTGAACCTAAATATCTATCGTCAAAAGAATCAAAAGAAGCTGCTGCGTTTGTAGCCGATGTTGCTGCGTTAGTCGCACTAGTGGCTGCATTAGAAGCAGAAGTAGATGCCTCACTAGCTTTAGTTGTTGCTGTGGAAGCACTAGTAGCAGCTTCAGATGCCTTAGTAGTAGCAGTAGAAGCAGAAGTAGAAGCTGAGGTTGCGCTAGTTGACGCAGAAGTAGCACTAGAGGCAGCATTAGTCTCTGACGTAGCTGCATTAGTCTCTGACGTAGCTGCATTAGTCTCACTAGTAGCTGCGTTAGATGCGCTTGTAGACGCTTCGCTAGCTTTAGTAGTTGCAGTAGTAGCCGAACCAGATGCGGACGTAGCTGAACCAGCAGCCGCAGTTGCACTTGAAGCAGCGTTAGTCTCTGCTGTCTCTGCATTAGTCTCTGCGGTTTCTGCGGCAGTCTTAGCGGCTTCTGCGGCATTCTTGTAGGTTAAAGCACTAGAAGCTGATGTAGCTGCTTCGCTAGCTTTTGTTGAAGCTGTTGTAGCACTACCTGATGCTGCGGTAGCTGAGGTAGATGCTGAGGACGCACTTGCAGCAGCATTGGTTTCTGATGCAGATGCGTTAGATTCTGAAGTAGAAGCAGCAGTAGCACTATTAGATGCTGATGTAGCACTAGTGGATGCTGCGCTTGCTGAGTTACTAGCATTGGTTTCGCTAGTAGCTGCGTTTGTTTCTGAGGTTTGTGCTGCGGTTTTTGAAGTCAAAGCGGAAGCAGAACTACTGGCAGCCGAAGTCGCACTAGCAGCAGCAGCGTCAGCAGATTCAGAGGCGTTTACCGCTTGTTGTGTTACTTCTGTTATAGTAGCGTCATTAGTTGCGTCACCACTACCACCTGTACCCCTATAAATTGCCATTTACAACCCCTTATCAAAAAAAGAACAAAAAGGGGCTAAAAAGCCCCCTTAGTTTTACTGGTTATTAGCCTGCAACAGCAGCAACAATACCAGTTTCAGGACGTAGTACCTTAGTACCATATAGACGATCAGCAGTGTAAAGAGTGCCTAAGAACTCTTGCTTGTACTGAGTCTGAGAACGGATGCCCTGCTGTTCAGCAAGTACCATGGTGTCTTTATGACCCAAGATAGCACCACGAACACCAGTAGCTAGAGTAGGTACGTTAGTAGAAACGAATACGTCTACGCCATACAACTCACCGATCTTACCATTAACAACGCCACGACCATTTACGAAGTCAGAGCTAACGTAGCGGTCAATACCCATGATTGCGTTACGCAAAGCAGGAGGTACAACTAGGAAGCGGTTGTCCATTGGGGTGTCTTCATCATCTAATTCTTGAATCAAAGAACGCAAGAAAGCATCATCGAAAGCAGAACCAGAATCAGTAGAACCAGCATAGGCACTTAGAGCACCAGAGCCGCCATTGATGTAAGACTTAGAGTGAGTCCAATCAGAACCATCACCATCACCGAAAGACTTACCTAGGGTGAATAGATCGTCGTCAACTTGCTTGGCTAGAGCGTAACCAGCATCACCAGTGTAGAACTGACGTAGGGAAGCAAGAGCTTGTACTTCAGTAATATCTTCAATAATGCGAGAATATTCGAAGTGTTTGTCGATGTTGACAATAACTTCTGATTCTACTGCATTCTGAATGGTAACAGCAGTGTTTTCAGCTTTAGCGTTAGCAGAACCACGGGTAGGCTTAGGGATATGGATAGTATCGCCTTTCTTGCCTTGCATGGACATTTTCTTAACGAGAGGGGCTAGGACTAGGTTTTGCTCATAAGCAGCAACAACTTCGTCAGACCAAATCTCAGGGATAAAACTAGCTGCGGAAGTATTATCTACAGCGCCTGTCATTGAAGGATAAGTACTAGTAGCCATTTTAAATTTCTCCTATAATAATAGCTATTTGACCCTTCCCTCAGCATATGCTCGTTGTATATCGTCCGATAGTGCCATATACCGATCTGGGTCAGTTTTCATAAGTTTAATAATATCAGCACGGCGATAGAACTTTTTGGAGGACGTAGAATCTGGGTTTCCTCTTGCAGAACCCGTTGACCCACTCTTGACAGCCTGTCGTCTTCCAGCTTTTTCAGCTTCCACTGTCTGAGACACTACGGCTTTACGTTCTTTCCAAAGATTGAAAAGTTCGTTAGCTGCTTCGGCATCATAACCTTGATCTGCTTGTACAAATAATTGTGTACGAATCTTAGAACCCCTAATCCACTCTGCAAACTTTTCATCCGCTAGTATCTTTTGCATATCGGGATGATTGCTTTGTAGTTGCTGCATAGCGTTTTGTTTAGCAAAAGCCTGTGTAACTTCTTCTGCTGCTTTCAGCTTAGGGTGGTTATTGATAGCCTGAGCAATAGCTTTCTCAGGTTCAGTGTAAAAATCTATCTCTTCTTCTGTTTCCGTGTTTTCAGTAGGTTGTTGAATTGTACTTGAGATATAATCATCTACTACCTTACGAAGTTCTCCTACTTCAGAAGACTGACGACCTAATAACTTTTCGGCTTCTTGGTGCATACGCACTACGTCCTCTAAGGACTTGCCTTGGTATTTATCAGGAACGTCTGTTGTTGTTTCTTCTTCAACAGGTTCTTCAAGTTGTAAAGTTGCCTCTTCAGGGTTTACTTCCGATTCTTCGTACTCAGGTAGATCATTGTTATCTAAGTGTTCACTTTTGTACTGAGTTTCATCATTGTCGATGATTTGTGCTGCCATACTAAACTCCGTGCCTTTGCATTGTGGAGATAAACAAAATGACTGTAGTTTACCTATAAGGGCTACAAGTCGCCTTTTTTAGCTTTCGCTTCGTGTTGTCTTGCCCAGTTAATAGTAGCTCCAGGAAAATCCCCAGATATAGGGTCTAACATACTTCGAGGCATAGCTAATTGCCTAGTAGCAGGCCTACCGCAGTTTTTACAATCAACTGTTTCGGTGTCGCCTTTTACATAGTGTTCATTAACGTGTCCGTCTGGACATTTAAAATCAAATACTTTAAGCATCGTAATCCTGTTCTTCCTGAGGGTTGTCTAGCTCTTCAAAAGAGTTGAGAGTAGTTTCCTCTAAGTTCAAAAGAGTACCAATAATGTTTAGTTGTCCTTTGCGGAAAAAAAGTTCCTCAAGGCCTTTGGTGTGTTCTACAGAGTCTATTGTTTCTGCATTGGCCTTGAGGTCAGTCAGGAGAGTAGTCCAGCCATCCGTCTTGAATAACTGGAACATCTCACGATAGTATTGTTCTAATTCTTTATTCATTATATACTACCTATTATACCATAAAAGTCTAAAAAAGTCAAGATTTTTCTTGTGTTTTCTTACGTTTTGTGGTATTAGAGGCCTGTTGGTTGTCTAATGCTGCCTCCAGCACCTCTATCCGATGTATCAAAGCCTTGTAGCTCTGATTCACTTGGTTGACTACTTCCTCCAGTTGGCGTTGCGTTACCATTCGGTTGTCCTTGTGTTTGGTTATATTTTAATTCAAGCTCACGATCTTTTAGGATACGATCAGCAAGTTGTAGTCTTCGTTCAAATTCTTTGTCGTCTTTTGAACCATCATCCAAATTGGTAGTAACGGCTTTAATCTTATCAAGCTCAAGCTCCACAGGAACTGCCTGAGCCTCAACCATAAGTTTAATAGCCCTAGCCTTAGACTCTTCGCCTTGACCTTGTAGAGCGTTGATCTGAGACTGTTGGAACTCAATCTGTTTCTGATGTACTTCTTGAGCACGTTGCTGTTCTTGTTGATCTGGCTGTGAAGCTTGATCTATAGCAGCTACCAAAGTTTCACGTTCTGATAAGTTCATGTTGTCTACGATAGACTTAAGCAAGATTGGATAGTATTGCTGATCTTGTCCCATAGTCTGTAGCAACTGAACTAATTGTGTTACTTCATACTCACGGGCCATGATGCCTAGTGAGCTAGTAGCACAGAACTTATAGTCTTTTACAGGGTACAACTCAGGCTCAAACTGCATATAACGATAAGCTGCTTTCTCTACAAACGGAACTAAGAAGTTCTCTTGGAAGTTTACTAGAGTACGCTTATGGCGTTTAATGATAGCACCTAGTGACATAGATATGCCTGCTGCCGTTGCTTCACCATTAATAGCGCCACCGATACCTGTAGAATCTACAGCACCTGTGGATTGTTGTACCATGTCCTGTAAAGCAGCAGCCTGTGAAAAGGTTATCTGATTTACATTACCAAAGTTAAATGGATTGATAATCTCTTTAGGATCACCATTAGTCAACAATAGCTTGCCTGCACGTACCTCTGGCTTAGTGCCTCTAGGAATACGTGTAGCGTCCATAGCCAACATAGGGTGTACTGTCAATGCCAATGCGTCAATACGAGCACGTAACTCAGCGTCCAGTGCTTTTTGGCTGTTATAGCCTTTCTCTACGACACCACGACCATAGAAACGACTAGGTACTACGTCCCAAGGAAACGCTACTACAGGACGATCACGCATCATGTAAGGGTTTGCCTCAGCTTTCAGTAAAACGCCTTCGTTAGCTATGATTACGACAGCCTCGACGTACTGAGAGTCCTTTAAATCATCATCTAACTCTACATCAACTTCTTCTTCTAGTAAATAAGTTGGTACTAAGCCATAATACTTCGTCAAACGCACTTTATCGTCAGAATATACAGAAAGTTCAGCGTCTGGCTCAAGATTAAAGTCAGAAGCAGCCTTACCGATGTATTCGTCACGATAAACGCCTTGTTCTTGTAGCAATTCTACGCTATGACAACTAACAAACTCGTCAATAGCAACGCCCATTGCATCATCTACTGTAGTTGCGTTAGGGTCAACACGGAAATTACGTGGCATTACAGGCTTTAGGCGTACTAAAATGCGATCTTTTACATTTACGCCTACTGCTTGTAGTTCTCCGCCAAGTAAAGGCTCAGTAGCTGGAGACATTTCTTTGATTTCTTCCATTACTACTTCAGCAATACCAGTACCAAAGACAGCAGCGTTAATCAAACACTCACCAGCATCCTTACGAATCTTAGCTTTCTTGAAATCTTCAAGTAATTTATCACGTAAATACTTGATGTCGCCTTTTTCTCCGTCTGTATAGTCGTCATGTATGTCGAAATACTTACCACGACCAAAGGTAGCTTCTTCAATCTCTGCTACATTAGACTCTACGGCCTGTTGTGTAGCTGGTGCGATAATACGAGATCGTTCACTGTTACGTGTTTTGTCCTCACTAGACCAAATGCCACGCCAGATACGATAATATTCATCGTTTTTCTCAGCGTAGTTTGCTTCGTAGTGATCGCTCCACTCTTCTACCTTGTTCATAACCCATGCTTGCAGGGTCTCTTGTACCATTAAAGGTGATTCTTCGTTATAGTCAGCCATTTATTAATATCCTGCGAAGTCGTCTAAAATTTCGTAATCGTCGTATTCTTCAAAGTCCCCAGCATATGCTATTTTGGCTAACTGATCTATATAAGCCAAAGCATCTACTAAGTCGTCATGGGTTAAGGGGTCAGGGAATTGGAACAGTTCATCTAAGAACTTTGAGTTCCACTCTGCTTTTTTTATTTTGACTAAACCATGTTCAAAGCGCCCTTGTAAGGCCCACATGATTCTGTCTGTTTTCTTTTGGTTGCCGTGTGTCAGCTCTTCGATGCGAAAGAAAAAAGCATTACGCTTCATCATGTCTTGTAGAGGAGACATTACTGCCTGTTTAGCAATACCTCTTTCTATTCCTACCGATATAGGCTTGTAGTCCCTAACGGCTTGGAATATCTTTTGGGCTGTCTGATCTAACGTCCATCTACCCGATATGATGTTTTCCACGTACCATCCGTTTTGTGTGACATATACAACTGCGATAGCTGTGTTGTCCAAACGGCTGTTCTTTTTATTTTTCTTTCCTACTTCTTGGAATCCAGCTAAGTCAATGGCAATATAATAATCACCTTCTCCTTTATGCTGTTCTTCGTCGTAAACCCGTACCCAATCCTCCTTAAACATTTCAGAACCCATAGCTTCAAACGAAGCCATGAACTCTTGACGGAAAGCGTATGAAGACATAGACTTCTTTGCTATATCTATTTCTTCTGCATCTAGTAGAGGGTTATCGTATGACGTAAAGTGCCAAGCCTTAAACGTAGGGTCGTCTTTTAACTCAGCATATTTGTATAGTTCATAAAAGTGGTTACGGCCTTTAGGTGTGCCTATGAACAGACAGCTACCCTTTTGGTCAGCTAGTGCTGGACGTAGGATTTCCTCAAACACCTGTGGCTTCATGTCAGCGTATTCATCAAGAACAAGCATCTTTAATGACACACCACGCATAGTGTCAGGTCTGTCCGCACCCTTTAGGTGAATAACAGAACCATTTATCAAAGTAACAGTTAAGTTGTTTATATGCGTACTTTTGATAATAGGGTGGGCTAACTCTAACAAGGTTTGCCACATGATGTCCCTAGCCTGACCTTGGGTTGGTGCTACGTAAAACACACCGCCCTTCTTGCCGTCTAGCGCACTTAGTATCAGCAGCCACGCAGCAAGCCTAGACTTACCACAGCGTCTTCCTGCTGCTACTACTTTAAATCGTTGTTCTGAGCTATAGACTTCCTGTTGCCACGGAAGAAACTCTACCTGTAAATCACTCATCCACAGGACTCCATTCTCCGTCTAAAGCATCAGGCTCTTGTTTCACTTCGCCTACACCAGTTATGTTAATTGTGATAGCTGACTTACCTCCAGACTTTAGAACCTCTTGTTCAAATACAGCAGTAGGTGCAATCCTGTCCATCACTAGTTTCCAAGCGGCTGCTTGGTTTTTATGTTCGTCATTCAAGGCAGCATCAAAGATAGCGTCAAGTACTTTACGTGACTTGGGTGATGCTAACATTCTAGCTTTGTATTCATTAATGACAGCAGCGTCACCTTTGGGTCTACCTCTGGCTACTCTGTTGCCTCTCTTGTTTGACTCAATGTCCTTCTTAGATGGACGACCTACCTTCTTCTTTTTCTTATTTTCTTCTTCTTTTGGCTCTTTCTTTTTTGACAAAACAAAACACTCCTTAAGTTATCCCTAAGAATCTTAAGAACCTTTAATT